CCCTGAATATAAAATCTCAGCATAAATTGAAAATAATGGTCAAAACATTTGGATATTAACATAGAAAGCGATTTGGGATAAAGTTAAGCAGTTCACCTCTCTCATTGCATATCAGGTGTAACTTGAAACCGAAACACCATCCCATGGTGCTTTTACCTCTTTCTGCATAATCACGGAACATCTTATTCCTTGTTATACGCTTGTTGTGGCATACACGGAAGCGCCCAGTGATAGTACAGCGGATGGCAAGAAACACATTTTATTCGGTAAAAGATATGAATTTGCAAGAAAAAGGAATAAGACTAACTTTGTAGTCGTTAATAACGTGTATTTACACAAAATAAAAATGTAGTAATCCGTAGAGTTCTTGGTTTGAAATAAAAGAACAGAATGAAATCACTGCAAAAATAGTCGTATGATGCGACTATTTTTGCAGTAGTTATTATATCATCGTAAATGCCACATAAACATTGCTTATTCCTCATGTCGTGCCTTGTTAGTAAAAACAATCTGCAGAAGGGAATGGACTTCTCTGATTAATAATAAAATTAAGGTGGTAACTTACCACTTTATATGGTGGTAAAAAAGGGGACTACTTAAAAGCACAAAAAAGAAAAGTCCTGCAAATCTTTCGACTTACAGGACTCTTTGGCGGAGAGAGAGGCACTAAAACCCGCAATCCTTTCTGATGTCAGAAAATGCCAAAAACCTAACACACAGGGTTTTTCATTTTTATCGTGGTGTTTTATAATGCCACACAATGCCATTTTACCCCTTTTAATTCGTGTACATTTTCGTGTACGCCGTTTTTCTTTACTTATTTTCGTGTACACCGGACTTTATAACTTGTTGAAGCGTTCCATCGCTTTTGCTTTCAATTCGTCAACGATTGCCATGTATGGTTTCATCGCTTTCATATCTGAATGCCCCGTCCATTTCATAATCACCTCGGATGGGATGCCAAGTTGTAACGCCGTGACTACAAAAGTACGCCGACCGCAATGTGTTGTAAGCAACGCCCACTTGGGAAATACTTGTTCGTGTCGTTCGTGTCCTTGAAAGTACACGATTCGTGTCGGTTCGTCAATTCCGCAAACTTGCCCCATAACTTTCAATTGCGCGTTCATCTTGACGTTGGAGATTACAGGCAACGCCAAATCGCCTTTGATGTTGTCATTCCTGTATTTGTCAAGGATGGCTTGCGCATGGTTGTTGAGTTCGATGCGCAACCCGTCATGCGTCTTTTGCGTGACCACATCAAAGAATCCATCCTTGATGTCGGTGCGTTTCAGCTTGGCAACGTCCGAATATCGCAACCCGGTGAAGCAGCAGAACAAGAACACATCACGCACACGCGCAAGACTTTGTTGTGTCGCGGCAAATTCCCATGATTCAAGGCGTGATATTTCGTCACGGGTTAAATATATGATTTCCTTGTTCCCGTCAACGCCTTTCATCTTTGGTTTGAATGTTTCATGCAAGTTGCCTTGATAATATCCTTTTTGATGCGCCCAGCGCAAAAACCACCGGAAGAACGCAAGATTCTTGGCAATGGTCGTGTTGCGCATATCCTTTCGCAAAAGCGCGTCAACATACCCTTGCATCTTTTGTTCGGTCAACGATGGAAACGACAACTTGGCATCATACGTTGCGATGTGATGCCGGAGGGCGGCAAACTTTTCAAACGTTCCGTCCGTCCATTGGTTTTTCTTGCCCATTTCGCGCGTGAACATATCGAACACCTTGAAGAAATTTTCATCCGGCGATGGCAATGTGTCGTTCAATTGCGTTTTGCGCCCAACCATATCATTGAACAAGTCTTTGATTTCGCCCGGTGTCGGCACGCGCTTTTCAATGAGTTCGTAACGCGCAAAGATTTCGTTGCAAACGGATGTCCATTCGTCAATGGTTCGGTTGATGTCATCGCACACCGGACACGATGGCAACGCGCGCATGGTGTCGGTGTTCCAATCGGCGGCATCAATGTTTTGCCGCAATGGGAAATCCAACGGGCGTTCGCCATGCAACGTGACGCGCATTCGGATGGCAAGATTTGTCGTTTGCCCGGCGGCGCGCTTGTGCAACAAGAACTTTATTCCTTTTTTGATGTGCATTTTGATGAATCTTTATTTGATAGCATATCACCAACACCAAGCAGCAACCACGCCGGATTCACGCCGCCATCTTTGCAGATTGCAGAAAGCGCATCCAAATCAATAACCCGGTACGTCATCGCGTCCGTTCCCAATGTGTTGCACAACAACGAATATTTGGTGCGGTTGAAATTATGGTCGCGGCAAAAGCCTTTCAACCCGGAAATCTTGCCGGATTGAATCGCCAATTCAAGGGCTTGGAAAAAGCGCGCTTGGATTGCGTTTGCTTGTGGGTTGATGTATTTTTTCATTTGCTTGTTCGCTTGACTTTTATTGTTTGATTCTGATTCGCGGTTTTCCCTATTATATATAAGGTGGCGTTTTCGTTTACGGAAAAGTCAAATTTGATGGTCAAATTCCATCCGCGCGGTTCTTTGATTTCCGCCGTGCGTGTTTCGGGATGGTAAGTCCATTTTCCTTGCGTCAATATTTCCTTTTCCCCATCCTTGATTTGATATTTCGTGAACGCGTCCGGGCGTGCAAATTCATAAACGCAACCCGTGCCGGATATATCCACAAAGTAACCATCGGAACATTTATAAGCATATTCCGTCCATGTGCCGGATATGTCCGACAATACAACTTGCGGTGCGTCATCATTGCCATCATCGTTCAAGGATGATGAACAAGAACAAGCCATGTTCACCAGCATCAAGGCGAACACAAACCATGTATATTTCACCTTTTGCATAACGCCATTTTCTTTTTGTAGTTATCAACCATTTGCGTGAACAATACTTTGTCCACGTCCGTTTCCGTTTCGCCTTTCAGCGAAGCCAATTCCAACGCATCAAAGATTTCATTCGGCATAACCGAATAATAAGACGGGTTGCCGTAATAATCGGCGACCTTGATTTTTATTGCATCCATATCATTGTTGTTTTGTTAGATTGTCAATTATAGCCAACAGGCGGTCAATGTGCGCTTGCGCGTTCTGCAAAGATGTTTCCTTTGCCGCAAGCAATTCAACCAGCTTGGAGAGTTCAGCAGTAAACCCGGCGTTTCCGCCTTGGATGTTGTTGTTACCCATCACGTTCGTTTGTTCAACGTTGCCGCCGAAATACGTTTGCGGTTTCAAACCACGCAATAATGCGTGCTTGCTTTCGGGAATTGTCGTGCCGGATTCCCAATTTTGAACCGTCCTTTCACTTACGCCAAGCCTTTTTGCAAGTTCGGCTTGCGTAACACCCAAATGTGCGCGAATTTCCTTAATATCTAAATCGTTCATAATCAATGACTTATTCAAATGAAACACTTTTTAACACGCATAAAGCGAAAATTTATCACGAAATATTGCGTGATTTCGCGAAACATTGCAAAGGTAAAGCAAAAATAAACGCAAAACAATAGCAAATTTACGTCATTTTTCGCGAAACACCAGCAAGAACCCCGAAATATTAACAAAATAAAACTTTCGCAACAATGACAATCCAAGAATTTCAATCAAGAACACAAGTTCCGGTGGATGTTTCCGAATTTGAATCCATCACCACGGTGTATATGCAATCCGATGTTGACAAGGACACATTTTGCAAGATGTGGCGCAAGATGAACGCAACACGCGTGATGGCTGCAAAGGAGCAAGCCAAGAAGCAACAAACCATTGACAAGGTGTTTTCAATGGTGATGGCAAATCCGGAATGGACGGACGTTGAACATTATAATGACATCGCCGTTGCCGTTCTATCCGGCAAGGACAAAGCCTTGATTGAATCAATCGGCATTTCGCTTGTAAGCGAACCGGACAACAACGGATTCTGTCATTTCAAAAGATTTAGTGAATTGCGTCCGGAAATCAACGCATTCTTGAAAGCATAATAATCACGGGCGGTTCACGCCGCCCATAAATCACATATATATGAGTAAAGAACAATTTTCATTTAACAAAGGATGGTTGCAGTTACGCCAAGGCGATATTGCAGCGTGCCGCAAAGAATTGATGGTCGTGTTCAACGTGACAACACGCGCCGCGTTCTTGCAGCGATTGAAAGGCAACGTCATCCCGAACGTGCTTGAAGCGCATAACGTGGAAAAGGTGTTTGCCAAGTACGGCATCAAAGACGTGTGGGGGGCTTGATTATGGATGCCGTAAAACTTACCAAACGCGAATCCGAAATTGCGGAATTGTTCGCATGGGGCGCAAGCAAAAAGGAAATTGCAAATCGCCTGTTTATTTCGGAACGAACCGTTGAGAATCACGCCCGGCGAATCTTTGAGAAAACCGGATGTTCTAAGGTCAACGAGTTATCCGCGTGGTGGTTTTGCACAACATTCCACATATCATTCAGCTTGTCGCCCATCAAACGCAAGTTCATCGCGCTTTGTTTCCTTGCGATGCTTTTGCCAACGATATTCAACAACGACAATGTGGTTGTAAGAGTGCGAACCGCACGATGCAGAACAACCCGCGTTCAGCGTTCACGCCGTGACAATGACAATGGAACGGCAGATTTTCAAATCTTATAAATACGCATAATATGGAAAAGTTTAATTCAGCAATTCA